ATGCAGGCTGACTTTGAAAGATTCAAAGAACTAAAAACCACAGAAGAAAAAGAAGCTTTCAAAAAGGAAATGCAGGATAAATATAATAAACTACCGGAAGCCCAAAAGGAAGCCTACAAAAAAGCATCTGAAGCTGGGCTAAAAGCAACGGTAAATGCCTGCAATGATTATATAGAAAGAGCGGAAGAAGCCATATTACGTGATAAACTTGGAGAATTGCCCGAAGCAATCTCATTCAGTTATATTGCAAAGAAATATTTTGGTAAAAGTAGAAACTGGCTATATCAGCGTATTAACGGAAATATAGTCAACGGGAAAAAGGCTCGCTTTACTGACAATGAACTCAAAACGTTCCTGAACGCTTTGAACGATGTTAGCGAAATGATTCATCAGACATCATTAAAAATCAGTTAAGCTCTTATTTGACACCATCCCTGCATTGAGCCGATGCAGGGATTTTTATTGTCTAATCGAAAAATAATTGTATCTTTGCAACATCAAGATAATACGGACATAATTCGGATTATTTTGGTTTGACTTTGGTGAGGGGGTGGTTCCCCTCACTTTTTTTATATCCACGATCGAACTTTTCATTTATATATTAGTACTATCTTATGTAACCCTTCTTGAGAGTTTGTTGATTCGTGTGTTGTTGATAGGAAGGATTACAAAAAAGGCAGCCTAATAAGCTGCCTTTCATTTACCTTCAATCCAATTATTTACTTACATCCCAATCAAAAGAATAAACATAACCACTGATAGGTATATTTATAGTTAGAATCTTTCCCTTTTTTCTTTTAATGTTCATATATCCTATTATACCCTCATTGGGATGTACTGTTGTCTTCTTTAGATATCCTTGCCTTTTTATTTCCCTATCATTATCCATCATTTTACCCAATGTTTGTAGTTGATAAGATGATGCCATATTAGCTTGAAAAGCCGCATTTGCATCATAATGGTTGGTCACTGTTGTATAAGCGGTACCATTTGACGAATACGATGTGGAATAAGATGTAGAATATCCGGCACTTCCTGCACTAAGCCCAGAAGAAAAGCCATATAAGGCCATAGCCCAGTTTTGAGACTTTCTTATCTTTTTCTGAAAAGCTTCATTTGTGTATACCATTAATTGATAATTATCTCCTCTATTAGTCAGCAAATGAGAAGTAACATCGTCCGGCGTAAATATGACCGACGAATCACACTGATTCTTGATGAAAACATCAATCCGATAATATTTTCCATAATCATCCTTCGTTTCATAAGTCGTAAGGCCAACGATAAAACCATTCGCATTTCTATATGCCCAAAGATTCCCATCATTATATTCTGTCATAACCGTAGAATCATTTTCTGATAGAATTAAAGTTTGTGCTTTGGATATTATTGAAATACACGCAAAAAGAAATAAACATATATATTTCATACCTTCAATATAATTTATATAAGTTACATCATAAGATTAGATTAAAATGTAAATACGAAATTATAAATAATATGTGAAATATCCAAAAAGAATTTAGCAGTATAAAAAATAATGGAGAAGTAATCTACGAATACTAGTATATTGTATTTCTTTTTTCATTACCACATAATCAAATTACAGCTTATTCCCACCCCAACATACCAACCGCCCGGATAACTATATCCTGTCTGTAAGCCTAATCCCCAACGTTTTTTCTTCTGTAAAGGTGAAAGAGTAATAATTTCCTTGTCTCTGTACACCTCCATGAAATCAAGACTAGGCTTATATCCACTAACTATGGCCCGGTAATTATCAGTTTTATATTCCTTGCTTACAATAGGTACAAGTACCGGAATTGAGTCACCTTCTACGGTTCTGTCAGTCGTAGCATCTATCAAGATAGGTAAATATACCGTATCGATACGCTTTGGAGTTCTCTTTGCCGGTTTGGGTATTGTGTCTCTTATTGTGTCCCGAATACGTACAGTATCTCCTTTAATGTAGACCGTTGACGGATCGTGCGGATTACACTGCATCCACACGATCACGCCAAGCAACAGGCAGACTAGTATCCACGGAAGAAACTTCATATGCCTAGATATTTACAAATGCCTTTCACATGAAGAGAAACAATAGTCCGTTTCCCCTCCTCTGACAGCAAGAAATCCACATCTTCTTTGTTATCCTGAAACAGATTCTCCGTCAGAACAGCCGGACACTTCGTATGTTTCAAGATATAAAAACTACTCTCCTTATCTGGATCACCGTCTGCCATATCCTTCCGTATTTTCATTCCAAACAAACATTCTTCAGCAGTAGCATACAGACAGTCAGCCAGCTTATCGGCTTTTGTCTGTCCCACACTGGTCCATGCTTCCCAACCACGTGCTTGCATCCAATTTGAACCATTACCGGCTGCATTGCAATGGATAGAAATAAGAATTGCTTCAGAAGTCTTATATTCATTCACTCGCCTACAACGTTCTGACAAAGGAACATCTATTTCCTCTTTCACGACCAGTTCCGCATCAATACCTAATTTACGCAATTCAAATACTACACGCCCAGCAATTTCACGGGTATAAGAGTATTCCCTTAACCTACCATCCGGAGAACACTTACCCGGAGTATTGCTACCGTGACCGTTATCAATCAATATTTTCATATCTTTCCTCTTTATCTAGTTCGTTTTCGATTCTATCAATAATTCCTTGTACGTGCGTAGGCGTAGCCCGCTTAAATTCAAAACGTATTACATGATAAATTATACGAAACCCTTTGTTTCTAGGATAAGCAATAATCAGATTCTTAAATGCGTTCTGAAGATATACATAAGAAAATACATACGTAATAGTCTTAATAACTAACAATGAGTTCTCACCGTCTCCTATCAAGCTCATAAAGGAGAAGACTACCTCAATGATTATAAGATAGAGAAGAAGTTCAACCAAGGCATTTTTAAACTTATCCCACTTAAAGTTTTTACAACGTATAATTGAAACACCATCAGCCCTCATTCCGCACCAAATATTAAATCCAAACATTATAACTAATGCTATAAGAAAACCTTTAGTCGGCGTTAAATAAGCAAGAAGAGAACTGAACATCGAAACGAAAATAATTCGTATCTGGTCTACATTAAATAGCTCATATAACCATCTCATAATATTAATCATAAAGTTACTACCAATATTGAAAACACAGTAATCAGCCCAGGAAGCAAAACAGTAGCTAATGCGTCAAGCCAATCAAAGATGAACCCGCACTTTTTCTGAATGTACTCAACCACTATTGCAGCAATGGCGGTTGTCGTTAAAGAAACAATAGCAGATTTACAGAAATCAATGCCTAATAGAAGGAAACAGAAAACAAGCATTACAACAAAGACGAACATCCCGGCTTTGACGTGTGCCGGTCGGTTAGATTGCAAAATCCAATCATACAATACTTTTATACCCATACTCATAACGTTTAATTATTAATAAAATATTCTGTATGGAACAAATGTATTGAGTATAATAACGAGTTTTACAAAAATGAAAAATCTTGGAAATCAATTCTATGATAAATATCTATAAAACAAGACATTATAATTTTCACTTTTTCCATAAATAAAAAAGGGATGCTTGAAAAGCACCCCTTAAACAACCAACAGATTGAACTATTAATCCGTAAACATATACACGGAAAGATCAACCTTTTCTATTTCGTCTGAAATTGTATCTCCATACATTGTTAGACACACCCGATAACGGTCAATACTTCTTTGAATCTGTTGCAAGGTAGGTTTCTCGGGATATTCCGAACTGGCAAAAGTTACCAGTTCTTCACCATTCTCACTGGTACCAACCACCCGGAAGTGATGACGTACAATCCAAGTTCCGTCCGGCTGTTGCTCGATAGGCTTAGCAATCCCACGCGGTAAGATATTTTTTTGATCCATGTTTTTTGATATGTTTAATTAGTTGTTTTCTATGGTTATATTTATTCTTCAATACAAACTTTTCAAAATGTCCTTCGATATAAACATATTCCCACCATTCAGGAAGTAACATCGCTGCAATTTTACGGCGGATATTGTACGTTGCAAAGTGTTTCATCAGACCATAATAAGAGTTCATTGTACTCACAAACTTCTCAACATGGGCTTCAGCAAATCCATTTTCAGCTATTCTATTAAATTTCCTGACAGCGTTATATGTGTTACCAACCACCCTGTTAGATACATAAATTCTACCAGGCAAAATGAACGCCCCTACAAACAAGACTCCTTTTTTATAATGCTGAAGATACAGTTTGCGTGGATGCAACCGTAAAAGGAGTTGTTCTTTCAGGAAACCATCAAGAAGATGGACTTTGGACAATATTTCTTCCGGTGATTTCACTACGATACAAAAGTCATCAACAAAGCGTACATAATATATGAATCCCAGTATTTCCATCACGAAATAATCATATACAGACGCCAGAAAGTTGGCTATGAGTTGCGACGGCAGGTTCCCGATAGCCACTCCCCTGTCAGGGTCATTATGAAACAGGCTTTTATTACTGGGAAGTTTGTCCCACATGGAGACGGGAGAGCGTCTGATACACTTATTTTGTGGACAATGAAAGATAGTAACGGCTAGAAGGTAAAGCAGACATTCAATATCATCGCCTTTATAATTGTCCCTTACGAATATGTTCAGCATTTCCCATACCAACGATTTCGAGATAGACATGAAGAAACTGAACAGGTCATCTTTGAAAATGTACGCATCGGCAGTATAATTCTCACTGACCTCGACTATCATGTTATTCAGATAGTGCACGGCAGACAGACATCCCTCACCTTTCCGGCAGTTCTTCGAGACGTTCCCTTGTTCCCGAAAACGTTCCTCTAAAATCGGCTCGATACGAAGAGCGATCCAGTGATGGACAACACGATCAATGAAAGCGGCGGCAAAAACCTCCCGATATACCGGGTAAGTCCGTATGAATACTTTTGAAAAGTCCGGTACATATTCACCGTAAATAATAGAATACCATAGCCGCACCAATGCAGACTGATAATCATTATAGAACTCAACACAATCCGTACTCGTTCTTTTCTGTCTGGCACAATCTTCGGATGCTTCGAAAATACTGCTAAGAAGTATGTCATAGATTATATTACCTGTTGCGGCGAGGGGACGAACCCGGTTCGCGTTCTGGCGGTTGTTCGTGTTGACGTTGCCGTTGTTGAAGTTCACGTTCCAACTGCTGGAAGCCGTTGCATCCGCTATCTTAGTCTTTCCCGGCTCATCACCGGGGGGATGCCCAATAAATAATTCTAATTGCTCACTCATAATCCCCTTGGCGATTATGACTCCGGCTTTGCGACTTGTTGCGCTCCATTAGCTTGTTTCCGCTGGAGATCTGCAACCGTTTTTTTGTACCAGCCGGTACTTTGCTTACCGATGCTCTCTGCAAGCAGACAGATTTCGGCAGTTTGAGTCAGGCTGGTCAAATGTCGTTCTTCACACACTCTTAGCAGTAATTTCAATGCATCAAACTCACACAAAAACTTCATCAGATAATCTGCACGATGCTCAAGGTTCATATCTGTATTTGCATAACGGATATATTCGCAACAATGAACGGCAAGCATCATCAACTCCGTACCAAATTCATACCGGAACGCCTTGGGGAATTGTTGCCGGGCATCAATGATAAGGTTCAGAAGCTTATACATCGAATTTGATATAGGAAGGTCTTGTGTAAGTGCCATGTTAATTTTTTAATATTTTAATGTATGTATTAGAGGGCGCAAAGTTAATAACTGTAAAGCAATTAACACAATTTTAGCTCAAAAAAGTGAAACTAAAAAGCCCCTACCGGGGCTTTTATTCAGCTAACTCTCTAAGGGATAAAGAATTAAAGGGATAAAGTGTTTATTGCGGCGAGGGGACGAACCCGGTACGCGAGCTGGCGGAGGCTCGTGATGACGCTGCCGAGGCTGAAGTGCACGGTCCAACTGCCGGAAGCGTCATATTCGGTACTAGACCAATACCAGTCGTTTGTAAATATATTTTGATTGCCAAACATAGAAGTTATGAGCTCATTGATTTCGGCTTTATACTTGGCCATAAGCATAAGTTCACCCAATGCGGGCAGGTTCCACACGGTTGTATCTTCAATTCCGTCAGATTCAAACGTACAGGCTTTATAGGCTCTGGCAACTTCGGCGGCAGGGGCGCCGACAGTTCCCTGGGTGTCCTTGACGCCTGCAAGGGTTTCTATTATAACATCGGTATTTTCCTTGCCGTCGAAGGTATCATAGAGTCCTTGGTTACCACTGCCGTAGTTTTTCAGGCCGCGTAGGTCAGTTCCGTAGCCACCCCATTTGAACGTTTTATTGCCGCCTGCGTCAACGCAGTCGCTTTTGGCGATAATGAACTGGTGACATTCGGCGCGAAGTCGGATGCCGATACGGATATACTTGGAGCGATTATTCGCGCTCATGGAGTTCCATTCGGAAGCCGTGAAAAAGACTTGTTCACCGTCTTCAATCCGAAGCGTAGCCAAAGAAAGGTCAAGAAGCGTACCTGACCATTGCATATATTTGGCGATGTCGCTTGCGGGGGTGTTTTCATTCACGGTTGTAAAACCTATTGATTTTAAGGCTTCTATCTGGTCTTGTTTATTCAAGCGCAGAAGCATGGCGCTGGCGATATTTTTATCCATTTTATTGTATAATATTAAGTTAATACTATTCGGAAGCAACAGCTCTCACATGAAGAAGGGCTGAATTTTTGTTTTGATTCGTAATACGCCCGGTATTCAGTTCGAACGCCCAGGCGGAGTTAGTATCCCAAATTGTTGATGACCAGTAGTATTTATCAGTCATCAGCATACTGTCACTACTCCAAAAGGTACGCATCATCTCATTGATTTTATCGCGGTAGCGGTACATCAGAAGCATTTGGCCGGATGAAGGAAGGAACCAGTTGGATTCATCCTCGATACCGTCACTTTCCAAAGTGTAGGCACGGTATGCACGGGCGGCTTCGGCAACCGGCGCACCGATTACACCGCTATTGTTTTGGTCTTTCAGGCCGGTGATAATCAGGTCGGTATCTTCCTCACCCGTGAAGCAGCCGTACATGGCACCCAGTCCTTTTTGGTTCAGGCCGTCTATGGCTTTACCCTGACCGCCCCAATAGAAGGTAGTAGTCATATCGGCATTATAGCACTCCTGGGCGGCGATTACGAAGGAGTGTCCATGGGCACGGATACGAAGCCCGCGTTTGATATACAGTTGCTTATTAGCGAGCGTAAGGGAGTTCCATTCGGCAGCAGTAAAGTATGCCTTGGAGTTATCCGAAATACGATTACAGGCAAGATGCAGATCAAGCAGACCGGCGGCCCACTTGATACGTTGTCCAAATTCAGATGCGCGGGAATTCTCGGTGACATCCGAGAAGCCCACGGCGTTCAGTGCTGCCACTTGTGCCTGTTTATTCAAGCGAAGCAGCGTTGCGCTTTGTTCATTCGTCATAGTTACTTGTTGATTAAATCATTAATATCCATATTGTCTTCAGCGAAGCGTTCGAGATATTCTTCGTAGGTTTCGCCGTTATAATATTCAAGGACTTCATTGATGTTGTCCAGCGTTACGTTATCGTAGTACGGTTCTCCGCCATAAGACTCATTATTGAACCAGTTGATCAGGTCGATGTAGGCATCTATGACGGTAAGGATGACAAGGCCGTCAATACCGGATTCAAGGGATTCGATTTCATCCGTTTCACGGATAACTGTCAGTTCATACGTGCCGTTGACTACCGGTTTATCCTGTCTGTTGCCGTCCTCATCCATTCCGGCAACTCCATATTCGAGAATGGCAAGAAGCTCGGAGCCGTCAGCCTTCAGGGTCATGTTCGAGATACGGAGCATGGAAAGTTTACGGGATGCCGCTTGTGAAGCGAGGACGTCACGGAGCATCTGAATGGCGTCAAGTTGAGGCGACGTTTCAAGACGCAGGCGTTGGACGTTCGGCATGGATTCTATTTGCAGGCCGGACGGGGCGGAAAGACCGGTATAGGTCAGTTCAGGAAGACCGACAAAACGGAGGCTTGTCATTGTTGGTGGAAGAGAGATGTCATTAATCGGAGAAGTCTCTGCAAGAGTGATGTTCTCCAGTTTGCTACCGGACGCATTGATATGGGCGATACGTGGGCATTTGTCGGTAACGAGCGTAGCGATTTGTGTGTTCCGGATATCGAGTGATACGAGGAAGGGCATTTCGCCGCAGTTCAGCGAGGTAAGCGGTGCGTAAGAACCGATGGATTGTTCTGTATGGCTGTCAGAGCCCAAGATAAGGGTTTCCACAAGTTGCATGGCGGAGAAGCTCACCGTACTTGACAGGGAGATTTCAGACAGGTCGAGCAGTTTCATGCGGTCAGCCTGATAGATATACAGCAAGGCGCCTTCCTCATGTGAGAAGTTGGTGAATACATATTCTTCGCCCGCTTCAAGGAAGCAGCTTTCGGAAAGGTTGCCGCTAGCGTCATTGCCGACACCGAAGTAACCGTTTTTAGCAGCGACAATCCGGATGGTGGCGTTTGATTTGGAAGATACGCGCCCGGAAATTACACCGCTGAAGAAATCACCGGTTTGGAAATAGCCGTCACGAATACGCCAACGTCTTTCGATGAAAGACGGAAGGGCGGTAAGTCCAAGACCTTGCAGGGCATAGAAGTAAATAGCATCAGAGGTGGCGGTATAGGAGATGTATTTCCGTTCACCGTCGTAAGAACTAACCAGTTTCTGCCATTTTTTGAGCCGTTTGTCAATGAAGAAATGCGTAGCTCCTTCGGGTGAGAACGGGTGCAGGGTGACACCGTCAATGGTCGCCTGAACATTACGCATGGCGGCGGCAACAGTACGCAGGGAGAGTTCCGTACCGGATGAGTCAGTCCACACTACTTGCTGGAGATAGATGTTATTAAACAGAACGGAGCCGTAGCCAGCATAAGGGTTAGTGAATGTTTCATCGCTCGTCCGGTTGGGGTCCACCTCGGCGTCAACCGTGCAACCACCGTCGTTGTCCTTGCTATTGAGCGTATCGCAGTCATAGATTTTATTCAGGTACATGCGCATGGCATCCTCGGAGCTGTACACACCGTCTGTTACGGAAGCATACTCTTCCAAGAACCACATCGGCTGCATATTCTTGGCGCGTTGGTCAGTGGCGGCAAGGTAGTCGGTGAAGATGTCATAACTCAAGACACTTTCTGGGCAGGCGTATTTATACAGGTTTTCCTTCCATGTTCTTTGCCAGTTCCCGCCTTTGGAGTAATCGCAGGAATCACAGAAGCGCAACCATCGGTAGAGGTTATAGGGCACTTTCTTACCCAAAGCGTAATCAATGGCGAGCTGGTCATCATCGACAAGCGATTCAAAGTAATAAGTCCATGCCGGGAAGGTATCAGCAGAGATAGTTCCGTTATCCACGAGTTTTTGAACCCATGAGGACTTGTCCGTTTTCATGGCCATCATATCCTGAACAGAACCGACGCCCTGAAACCAGTCCATACCTTGGTAGTTAAGAAGTTCGAAACCTTCAACCGGATTCAGGACGTCACCGGTGACATTCCATTTGCCGTTTTCATACTTCATGGAACCGGACTGCTTTTTCCATGAGCTGTCCTGATACCTCATTATCCGGTACGAACTACCGCAATATAGGGAAAGCAGGTACACGCTGTCCGTATCGAGTCCGTCAGTCTGTTTGAAGCGTATCTCAATTGCGTCTAAAGTTTCGTCAGGAGTACCGAAGAACTCTATGAAGTCACCATAATTCAGGCAACCTTTGTTATAGCCGGGGGTATCTTTGAAGCCGAGGGCGAACTGTTCCCCTTTGTCTTCTTTCCAGTTGCCTTTGGCATGGAAATAGACGTTTTGCAAGCTGTCATCCTTACACCGATAGGTGGCTACCGGGTGATTGGCGGTAGAGTGGTTCATCTGCAAGTCTTCGATATGCAAGTCACCGCTGTCAAATGTTCCGTCAAATGCACGTTGGACAGGTGTCATATAGTTACCACCTAAGGCACGGTATGTAACGTTCATCATTTCACAGGCGCCGCAGTCGTTCGCATTGCCGGAATCGGAGTAATCGACTTTTACGGTAATGACATCGACCGGGATTGTATTATCACCGACCTGTACTTTGTTGATGGCAGCCAAGGCTATTGCACGGCGTCCTTCCTCCGTCGTATCGTCCGGATTAAGTAGTATGATTCGAGTGTCCTTGTTTTTGCCTTTGCTCTTGGCGAGGTAGTAGCGTTTATTCTTTACCGGGCGTTTGGCAGAGGTGGTTCCCTGGTTGCGGGTTTGGACACTCACGGCCTTGAAGTTACGCCACGGGCGTTCGGGGTCAAAGTAATAGAGCGTGATGTATATCTTCGTACTGGTGGAAGTGGTGCCGTCCAGTGCTTCTATATCGGAGCCTTCATAGGGGCATTCGACAATGTAAGGCATACCGCGTGAATAGATTTCGGCAGCCGACGGGCGGCTTTGGGTACTACCCTCGGCTGTCTGGCTTTTAAGGATGTCCTCAAAGGCGTATTCCTTCACCATTACCTCTGTATCGGTCAGACGGACAAGGTAGTTCTTGAACGCCTGTGCCCATTCCATATAGGAGTTCCAGGCCATCATGTAATAAAGATACAAATCACCCAGTTTGCCGTCCATCGTTATATACTTGGTCTGAATCAGGGAGCCGCCGCCCGGAACATAACCAAGGCAGGCGACTTCCTCACCGTTGAGGAAGAGTTTCATCATGGAATACCGTGTGCCGTCACGTTCAACGTAGTTGCTTGCAGGTTCAACAACCACGGCTACGGTTATCTTTTCACCCTGTCGATAGGCGCGTTCTTCACGACGGGAAACGCCATTGTTACAGAAGATGCCGACCACCCGGCCGGTGACATAGAAGCCGGCACCGGACGTTTCGTCATAGCAGCTAAGGAGCAGGGCATCATCATCGGTCACGTTCTTGGAAGCGAAAGCGAACTGGATGGCGGCACCGTTGGATTCGATGGACGAGCCGGCAAACGGGGCATGGTTTAATGACACGCCCACATTCTCGGCTACGCGAAGACAGTTCTCACCCAAGAATGTGCCAAAACCGTTGGTAGTCCAGTTGACACCGTCCACTTTCATTTCATAATTACCGCTGACAATGCTATGGTCAGTTTCCTGATTGGTACGGGATGAGAAGTCAAAGTTATAGATGGCGCCTTCTTTTATGGCGGCGTCAATGGCGGAACCGCTAACTGTCACCCGGACAGGTTCGCTAGTCACGTCCTTGCATACGGCAGTATAGTTGACCGTATCGGTGCCGTCAGCCTTGTAGCCCTGCAGTTGTTGTTTGACCTGATAGGTTTTGTTACGACTGGCAGCAATTTGTGTTACCTGCACGTTATTGGCTTTCACGCTGACGGGTGAAGTCATTTCCAACGGGTCATAACAGGCAACATCAAGTTCTACGGTTTCGTACAGTCGGACTACTCCACCGTTTTTATCATCGTATCTCAAGGCGACAAGAGGTGTGGAACTATTCGGGTCAATTACCATGACAGCCGTGTAGATGACATTTCCTTTCACTCCGGATGCGACATCCGTTCCTTGGATGCGCAAGGGATAGGTACCGTGTTCTAGGCCGAGGGAAGCAGGGCGGATTACAACGGAGTGCGAGTAGTTGTCATTTACAACGGTGGTAGACAGGGATTGCCATTCACCATTAATCTTGATGTCAACCTGGGCACTGATACCTTTATCAGAGGTGTTGTTTCCGAACTTATAGAGTGGAAGGCTGAAACTTTCAGTTGTCGGAGTAAGCAGAGTTTCAGGGGTATAGTTGAGCACCTGCACACAGGTACAGGTAATATCAACAGCTGTTACATTGACATTCTTGGAACCGGTGTTGCCGCTTTCGTCAGTGGCTATCAGCTTGAATTTCCGAGTACCAGCAGCCGTAAAGTATGTGGTGAAGTCCAGTTCAAAGGAGAAGTCCTTCATGTCACCGGAAGATGCTTTGTTGACGGTTTCAGTCCAGACGGTAAGCCCGCTTTCACGGTCTACGAGTTCCAGTTTCTCAATCAGGTTGTCAGAGGATTCGACACCGTTCGAGGTCACGGAACGAATGGCGGCAAAGGTTCGTAGCGTGGAGCCGTAAGAGCCATAGACAGGTGTCGACTGGAAAGCAATGGCAACAATGGTACCACCAGTTTGACCGCCGCCACCCGTGCCGATAGCGAACTGCACTTCATCGCCAAGGGTTTCACCGGCAGCGTTCTTCATCTGAAGTTTTACAATGCCTTCTGTTTCCACGTTTACGTCGAGGTTGGCCGGAACATAGGCATAGGCGCCACCAGTTGAAAAGGCGTTCTTTCCCCCTTCCGCCGGTTCATCGGAAGTTTCAAAAACGGAACCGCCACCACCATTCCCGAAGGGTTTCCAAAGAGAAGGGGTCACAAAATCGGACACAGCACCCTGGAACTGCCGGGTTTCCATTTCATACTCGCCTGTTTTGTAAGTAATGATGAGACCCGTTCGCTCATATTTGACGCCAGATTCCTGTTGATAGGAGACAATGGCGGCAATAGCGGTTTCAAGGGTATAGTAGCCGTTTTTCAATGGGCGGATCTCATCAACAATGACGATGGGCTGTGTTACATCGTCAGCGGGCATGCCGCTCTTCATATTCTCAAGGGCTTGCTTATCCTCGGCGGACAAAAGGCCGGCTTGTTCAAGGGTAGCAGAAGGCAGACGGAAGCTGTCATCCGTTTCTTTACCGGTTGTTTTGGACACTTTCTTAAAATACACATTGAGATAGGAAGCGTCAGACAGGACGGAGAAAGAACCCGGTTTGATTATATCGGAAGGGATATTTTTCATTGTATCTTCCAAAGACTTTCCACGGTTGCCGGGGAAAGCTTCTTCTTCACCTTCCCCAAGAGACAACGGTTCAGGCAGACATTCAGAAGGAACTTTACTTTCTTCGTTCAAAGGAGCGATACCGTTCGCTTTTCCTATCCTTTCCTCAAAGTCATTTATTACAGAGGTCCATTTGCCCCATGTAACACTCTCATTGGAAACAATACCTATTCGTGAGATTGTACAAACTGTACCTAAATATACACCTTCGGCATTGTCTGACATGGTAGCCAGTTGTATACACGAAGTGAATGATTGACAAACCTTATTAAGCTCCAACCGTTCAATTTGTATATTTACAGGAATCTTAGACGAATCAACAGACAAAATACACCGATAATTCCCAATAGAAGAATCCCCGGAATACATTGTTTTTAATTTATCTTTAAAGCTACCAATAGTAGTAAAAGAGCCAATACTTTTAAATGGGTCAGTCAAAGGATTGGATTTACCAGACACTCCTGTTATACGTTTCAATAACTCGGCGTCTCCATCCGATAAATCTTTTGCAATCTTATTGACATTCTCCACTAATGCATCAAAATCACCATTCACCATTTTAGCAATGGTACTTGAAAGTAAATCAATAGATATTTTCCGACCGCCACTAACTTCAACATACATATCTTTGGATAGCTCTGTTGTATCAGTCAGTTGCTCTATTGTAAGACTGTTTGTCTTCAACGCTTGTAACACAAGGCTAATAATCTGTTGTTTTTCTGTTTCTGTCATAATTCTCTTTTTTAATCATTTTCATATACCCATACAAGCTCAATGGTCATACCAAGATTATCTATGTCGCAATCATAGACATTATCAAGATAAAGTTGGAACTCCTTCAGAGCACCAATATCTCCACCGTTAATACCTTTCAAGACACATACACCATCCCTACTGATTACACTCCCTTCAATGAGGTTAGTATACGAATCTCCTTTATATAGTACAGCACGCAAATTTATCGAACCGTTGTCCAAATCGTTCTTTAGTCTATCCAGTCCATTAACTGTAAGTTTACCGTAACCTCTTCTACCAATATACTTGTTATCTATGTCAGTCGTCTTGATTGCAATCAAATCCCAATATGAATTTTCATCAACACCTGGGTGATGAATACTGTTGACAGTAACCATAGTATCACTATTAATAGAAACTCCAGTATTAGGAATAGCCTTAGTCATATTGATATATGCTCCGACCTCTGCAACCCCACTTTCTGAACCATACTTGATACTACGCATTCCTTCATCATCTGCTATCCTATAAGCACCGCTTTGTACACACCTCATAGCAAGCTGGTTATTCCATTCCAAAACTGGATTCATCGTTCTTACCTTCTGTAACATTTGATTGAACACAAAACTCTTCAATCCCTCTATTTGCTGGTTAAGTTCCGGAACATTACTTTCCTTTCTGGTATATCGAACACCATCAAAGTAGACGTAATTACAGCATAAGACACGATTCAATAATTCAGCAAACCACACAGGGCATCCCATCCCATTTCCAAGCGTGAATAATACTGTTGTATATTCGTGGCTGAATAGCTCAACAATATCCTCATCAGAGGTCACGAACTGCTCATTATCCACACCGAACGTCCATCCGTTATCTTTGAAACCACCAGGAACGCGAAAATCAAAAAAGTATTGCATCCCATCTATCCACCAGACAGCATCAAGACGCTGCTTATTATCTTTCATTGAATACTGAATAAGGCTGGTTTCTGATAACTCACATTCATCGTCCGTAACTTTAAAAATCTCACTCGTATTCCCATTAACTGTTACAGTATAGTATCCACATGGAAGCAATGAAATGTTATAGAAATAAAGAATCTTATCATCATTCATCTTCCATGAGCTTAATGATACAGGTGTAGATATATTACTTAAAAGATTATTAATGTAAACTATAGGCTCCTGCTCTTTGGCTGTCAAAATCAATTCAACAAAAATCCTGTCTGTACGTGCGAATAATTGCACATATTTACTCTTCGCTCCAAATTTATCGGTAGACGGAGAAAAAAACAGTGGGGTAAACGGGCTTATAATCATATTTCTAGGCTTTTGTTATTGAACGGACAAATAAATCATACTTCACTCCCTCGTTTCTCTCAACTGTACTACTCACCTCTTTGATGTAACCTTCGTAAACAAGGCCACCTTTTTGAATCTTAATCGTTCCATCATCTGTTTGTGGAATATCCTCATCAAAGGTTGTAAATGAAACATCTCCACAAGTGACCAAATGCTCTTCAAGTATAAAGTCATCAGTTAATTTCACATCATTGACTATAACATTGCTATTCCCATCCGAAGAAGCATAATGAAGAGAATCAGCGAACATGCCAATATACTTAGCATTAGCTTTCAACATAGCTTTCTGCCAATACATAACATTAAACATTGCATCAGGATTTAGAACACCTGCAATCTTCCAATCCGCATTCCTTTCTAGTACATATTCCGCTTTCCCAATAACCTTATTATAAGCGAGCATTGCGCCAACGATAAACACATCATTATCACTTTCGTTATCAGTAGAACTACTTCCCCTTTTCTGTGACACGATTTCCAAGCCATAAGCATCTGCACGATAAGGGCTCACTAACTCTAGTGTATTATCTGTTACTTGCAATCCAGTAGTATATTCAGCAGTAAATCGAAATTCATCACGACCATTCAAGCATTCATAATCAACTTTATCATAACCAACTTTAACTCGTGCATATATCCTAGAACTGTCTACTTTAAATTGAAAATCTGAAATGTTTCTTGATATATTCTTATTACCATTAAAAGTAAATAAGCTGTCACGATGGACAAACTTTACAATATCCCCCTCAATCTTCTGAACAAAGCCAAAACAGGCTTCCATCCAGTCTACAAACTTCGTATATGAGGTATATAATTTAGCAGACAATATCCCACGAATACTTTCGGCAGCCAAAATAAGGCAATTGTCCAACCGATTGTCTACACCGGAAGCTATCTCGCCTTTTATACCCCCTTTACCACCATTCATACTTTTGAGCAAACTATTCAGAACAGTAATAGGTTTTACCACATCTATATTGATAGGTGATGCTATTGAAGTCCATTTAATCTGTAGTGAATATTTAGAAAAATACACCTTTCCAGGTCCGTTAACATTCATATTACCTATCGGATCATGTATGACAAATTGAAGACATTCACCATCTTGAAGATCTATTGCATAAACATCCCGATATTGTTCGGGTCTATAAGTGTCTTTTTCTGTTGTATGTGTATTTCCTGAATAATCGGTATTTATCCAACTCGCAATAGTGCTTGTGGTACCGTTCCCATCAACTTTAGCAAGTGTCAACATTACATCTCCTCTGCCTAAATAAAAGTTGAATTCGGGGGTTATATATACCTTGACTGGTTTATGCGCCCTTAAAAAAGCAGGTACAGAAGTATCTAAAGTCACAGAATTTATTTCTACAGGACTATCTGATTCTGGTAAGTCTTTTTCTACGACTTCCAATGGAAGAGACTGGAATATAGTTTTTCCTGTTATATCTCTTGAGAAATCAACATATTGCCCTCCATCTTCTAAAGAGTATCCACCACATATATAGTTCGCGTAGTAATTAAACGGTAGTCTATCATAATAAAGCTGATATACATCTTTTATCTCATCTACCGAATATTCGTACTGCGTTCCTTTGTTAGCCTTTATGATATTAGCGACACTATCATCTATCGAATTAATAGAAACAGTATTTCCATCATAGGTCAATGAACCGAAATCCAGTCGGCAACTGAAGAATTCTTCATAAGTATGAGAATTAGTTATAGTATAAACAGTGATACTAGCATTAGAAGCCAGGTATTTGCTCAAATACTCCTCCAATATGAGATCATAGGCTTCTCCCACAAACTGGAATTTTGAAGTAAAGGTTCTAGTTATTCCTTCAAGTCCGGAGCGTTTACGGGAAAACTTTATTTCATCCCAATTCTGAATACAAGATTTGGGAATATCATAAGAAATACTATCAACGGTAAGTACATATTTACAAAGCATTTTAACTCCTTTTGAACGTTCACGAGCAAATATATAGAAAAAGCCAACCGGTTTTCCGATTGGCTAAATTCTTGAAAATCACGCATTACAAAACACAGATGTAAGCATCAGATTTTAAGCATATTACGAAATTATCTAGTAAAAATAGAATTTATAAGGTAACCGGAATCAACTTAAAAACTATGTATCAATATAGTCTTTATATAAGATTTTATTCACTTTCAACTTATAAACGTTATTAGGATCATAATCCATCTTAAAATACTGAACTCCTTCTCCTAAAATTTGCATTATATTCTTTACATTACTTTCAACGCATCTATAACCGAAATAAATCGCTTCAATCATAGAGTTCTTATCAAGAGGAATTTGAAGATGATCATCTTTACAGCTTGGGTCATAACTAATTAATCTTATTTCATTTTCATATTTCCATTCTGTAGATTTCCATATAAACAAACTATTTGTATCTTTCTTTTTAGTTAAAATATCACATTTCTCATTTTTAGAGAGATAATGCACCCTCTTTAAATATTTATGAGAATAACCATTACCCTGAGCCTGTTTTATAAATACCGTTGAAAGTTTATATCTAATACAAAAACCTTTATGAGCATCAGCATAATGAGACCACATGACCACCTTTCTTATTAGGTTATTATCTAAACTTAATTTTTTATTTCCGACAAAACTTCTAATTTTAAAATATTGAAAAGAGTCACTGAAAGGCTTTATATGAGCATTATTTTTACAAATTCTATTCAAATTACTTTCACTTGACCACAAAAGAAATAGACTATCAAAGGGGTCATTCATTTTAGAAGGATGACACACTGTTATAGTATTTGATATTAAATCAGACAAAGAATAAATACTCACACTTCTAAATGAATAAACAATTCCTGACTTTACACCGTCAAAATCAGACTTTAATTGGATAGAATAATACTGTGACTTTATGTAAAATTCAGTCGCTTTATCTTGTTCACCTAGGATTGCATATATTTCTCCTGCAGCTCTATAAACATATGCTTGCAAAGAAGGGAAAAAAGTTCCCAACTCACACTTTAAATCATTTTCATCATACGCTTCAATCATATGAATAGAAGTATTAATTTCTATCATTGCGTTAGATAAATCTTGCTTATCCAAATACACACGTGCTTTCAAATAATGTGCCTGATAACAATCTATATCATCCAACCTAGAAAAATACTCTTCTTGCGTTATTTTAGAACCATAAAATTCATTAGCAAGTACCTCCAATTCATTTGTGGTTATTATTTTTTCATCCATTATAGTTTATAAAAAAATTATTCAAAATTAAATATTCAAACATAATATATTTTCGTGATATTATAAAGTTAATTCTCTAATAAGTCACACTATTAATATTTGAATTCTTGAAGTAGCATTTTCCGACCAGAAGAAATACGACTTCTTACAGTTCCAACAGGAATGTTCAGGATTTCACTTATCTCATCATATGAATACCCACTAGCATAATACATCACACTATCAATACAACGGGATTTTTTAGCACACCGTTGTATTGTGGAAACCAAATCATCAAACAGTATTGAATGAGCTGTACAGTTAGAAATGGCACTTCCGTCTACCATATCAAGCCCTGTAAAATGTATAAGGGAATTTCTATTGTATCTTATTATATAAGTATTCCTCATTATAATAAGGCACCACGGTTGAAGTGGTTTAGAACAATCAAATTTATCACGATTCACAAGTAGCTTATAAACTGTATCACCGGCTAAGTCTTCAGCATCTTGCATGGAACAGCAGAATTTTCTTGCCACCTTTAATATCCAAGGATATATTTCTGATAATTCCTTTTCAAAGTCCATTGTCAGCCCTCCTTATTAGGTGTATCTTCGGTTCGCCATTAATGCACCTTTCCACATATTTCCGGTGCATGATACTTTGTTCGTGCATTTCCTTAGCAGAACGCTCGATTGAACTAATAAGAGTGCCTATATCGGGGGGCAATAAGGCAATCATTTTTTTTACCTCGGACACTTCTGCTGTTATCCGATTACACTTCGTCTCTAATGTACGTAATTCTGACAATAAAACATTGTATAAACGCCTATTTATACAATGGATGCTGTTTTTTCTATTCATAAAAAAGTCGTTTGTGATTCTAAAGGAGATGTACAAACGACTGTATGAAATAATTCGCTTTAATTAAAAATTAATCGAATTACAGCATATATGTAATACCAATATTATCATGTGCTTCTTTTTCTGATCGATATTTCAACATCAGCTTGATGAACGATATTCGCATAGACAGCAGCATTAATTACGCGGGAATCAATACTCATTTTAAAGAATGTCATTAGAAAAGCAATCTCTGCATCAAAAGAAGAACGAATTTGTTCAGGAGTAGCCTTACTTCCTTTATGTTCCTCACTGCGTCTCTCCTCATTCCGTTTTTGCTCAAAAATTGCAGAATGAAGTAAATAATCAAGCTTCGATATAACTTGCTCATCACTCATATCCCGGATATCTACATTTAGTTGGCCCAACACCTGACGAACATCATCATAAAAGCCAAGAGAAACAAGAGTCTGACATATACGAAGGCTCAATAGTTTGGCACGTTCCTTCACCATATCCTCTTTGTCCATAATCATAGCCTGCATACCTGAAGGATTAACAATGCTTCTGTATTCGATAATTAATTTAGATGCCATCTCTTTAAGCATGCTTTCAGACACAGATCCGCGACCCGAAAGCAAACAAGCATAGTTTCCACATGAAAGCTCAATGAAATCATTCAATGTTATCTGATTTAATCTTTCAATCATAGCTATTTCAGTTTAGACAACTTATACAGTTCAAAATCACGGTTAGACGCATCCTGACGCTGCATTTTAAGACTCTTCATCAAAAGGAGATTTGTTCTATCAACTCTTTTTTCTAATCGGGAATAATCATTGAAAACAATGGTGTCACCGGAAGAAGATGCAAAATATGTCGGTGAAAATGTAGGAAAGTCCCAATCCGGCATATCAAAATTAGAGATATCTACCTTATCAACATCAGGAAAGACTTGTGCACCTTTAGGAATATCAACTAAAGTTGGAGCATCAGGAGTAATCCATGCTTTTCCAGAATACATGATAACCTCATGTTTACCAGCATCACCAACTAAAGCGGTACCGCCAGGATGCCTATCATTACCTTTAGTACCGTCTGCATAGGAAGGAATAGGAGTTGCAAGAATAGTTGCAACCTGAATTGCTCCCATGGCACCAATAACAAT